AATGGAAAAATGAAAAAATAAAAAATTATTATTCAAATAAAAATAAATCAGCAGCACAAAAGAAAAAAATTAAAGAAAATTATAAAAAGATATACAAAACAAATATAATCAAACAAAAAAAAATAAATCAATATATTGAATATTATAATAAAGGAAAATTTTATAATGTATATAAAAATTTAATAAATAGGATTTATCAAACATTAAATAATAAAAAAATAAATCAAGAATTAAGATATGATCAAATGATAGGTTGTACTGTAGATGAATTAGAAAAATATATTACAAATAAATTTACAGATGGTATGTCCATTGACAATTATGGTAAGTGGGAAATTGACCATATAATACCAGTTTCATCTTTTGATTTGACAAAAAAAGAAAATCAACAAGCATGTTTTAATTTTACAAATCTGCAACCTTTGTGGGAAAAAGAAAATCTGAAAAAATCAAATAAGATTTTCACAAATATGGAACAACAAAAATAAAACAAATTATAAGACTAAGACCGCAGGTCAATTTGCGAAGCAAATACATTGCAGAGCAATGTTGAGCGAAGCGAACCCGGCAAAGCCGGGTATCGGGTATCGGGTATCTAATAATGCCATTATAAAAAACTAAAGAATTGATATGAAGATTTTGGAAAGATAAAGTTATAATAAATTTTTGCATTGAATGAAGAGAAAATAATTTTTACGTTGAACAAAAAGATTAGCACAAATATTTCTATTGTTGAAAGAATTAAAAAAACATATATTAATTTAGATATGTTAAGATTAGGATTTTGAATAGTATAAGAATTTAAAATATTTAAAAAAGTGTTACTATTATTACTATAATTCAATTGGATATTGGCTTTGATAAGAATATTTAGGGGAGGTTGGACCATAATCAAACAAAATCGAAAAATATTTTTTAAGTAATCAAGAACGAAAAGTTCGTAATCTTTACCTTTAAGATAAGAGTTCATAAGATTTAAATTTATAACAATAAATTTAAATGTGAAAACTTTAAAATAATATAAAAAAATTTAAAATTAATTTAAATATGTTAAAATTAATTTGAATGCGTAAAAATTAATTAAAATAAAAAAATATTTAAAATAATACGTAAATATATAATTAATGAATAACATATGTGTTAATGAAATTGAATCAGAAAATAACAAAACAAAAATGGAAACGAATAATTCTGATGAAAATAAAACGATGACGAAATTAAATATGAATTTATTAAAAAACGAAATGATTTTAAATTTAAATAAAGGGTTAAATGAGATGAAGACTGAACTAAAAATAGAGATAGAAAAAAAATTAAATGAAATGAAAGAAGGATTAGAAAATAATTTAAACGAAATAAAATTAAATAAAGAAATTAATCACGAAATAAGTATATTAATTATATCAGAAATAGAAAACATAAAAAATTTAATAAAATCAAATACAAATGAGATGATAAAAAAGTCAGAAAAAATAGATAAATTAAGTGAGATAATAGACCTAGAAGAATTGAAAAAAAAAAAATTAATGGAACTTGAAGAACAACATAAAATAAATATTGAAACAACTAGCAAGGTTAAAGAGAAAATAAATGACATATTTTTAAAAAAAAAAACGAATACAATAATAATTAATAATAATATCAAAAATGAAAACATTAAACCAAATATTGAAACAGAAAATTTAAAAACATATTCAGAAGATAATAATATTGATAAAACGAAATTAACTCGAGAAAATATTGTAAAAAAATTGTTAAATATAAATAAAAGTGATGAAGATAATGTTGACAATAATAATGATAAAAAAATATTAAATGTAAATAGAAATGAAAATAATAATAATGATAAAATTATAAATACAAATGAAAATTATTTAAATGAAAATAAAAATTTAAATAATGAAAAAAAATTAAAAAATGACAAAAATCATAACAATGAAAGTTTAAATGTTTGTAATAATCAACAAAACAATAACAAAAGATCACAAGCTGACGAGAATAATAAAAACAAAGACCAAAATGAAAATTTAAATGTTTGTGATAATGAATGTAATAAGAAAAAATTAAATGCAGAGAAAAATAATAAAAACAAAAATCAAAATAAAAAAAAAAACTCAAAAAATGACAAAGATTTAAATAAAAAAAAACCGAATCAATCAACAAGAAAACCAAAAGATTATATAAATAATTTTTTTAAGGATGTAGATGTAAGGATAGAAGAGATATCAAAAATAATAGAAGAAAATGATATGAATAAAGGATATTTATTAGATAATACAAGTGCGGATGATAAAAAAACAGAAAAAAATTATAATTCAGAAAAGGAATTAAACGAAGCATATATAATATTAAAAAATAGATTAATAACATATAAAAATTCATGTGAAGAAATAAAAAAATTAAAAGAAGATGGAATATGGGATTTAAAAAATAAAAATCATATAAATTTAAATAACAATAATAGGAAGTTAAAAGGGAAAGTAATAAAATCAGAAGAAAATGTAAAAGATTTAAAAGAATTATTAAAAAATTCAAATGAAAATTCAAATGAAAAATTAAATGAAAATTCAAATGAAAATTCAAATGAAAATTTAAATGAAAAATTAAATGAAAATGTAAATGAAAATATAGGTAAGAGTGATAATAATATTAATAATGATGAAGATTATGAAAGTGAAGATAATGACGAAAGTGAAGATAATGAGGAAATATTTTATGATGAAAAAATGGTGATAAACGATTGTTTAATAGAAAATATAATAGATGAAAACAATAATGATAAGAATAAAATGAATAAATTAATAACATGTGAAGAGACAAAAAAAATATATGAAATAGTAGATAATAAAATAAATGATATGATAAAAAATATAAAAAATCGTGGACAAAATGAGACAAAAGTAGACAATGTTATAGAAGAAATATTAAATGAAAAAATATATTATACAAGACGATTAAAAAATGGGAATATACAAAAAACAGAGAGAAGAACGGCTCTTCAAACAAAAATATTAAGATTATTGCGATATATAAATAAATTAGAGAAAGAAAAAGCACGAAATACTGATATAAAAAAAGTCAGGGATGAAATGAATAATTTAATAAGGAAAAGAATAGAATTAAATGACAAAGGTCAATTATCAGAGAAAGAAAAAGGGAAATTTATAAGTATGAAAACATTGAGGAATATAGTAGAAAAATATCGAATATATAAAAATAAAAATTTAGAAAATGAAGATATCCAAGAAAATTATATGTTAATATTATTGCAATATATGATATGTCCACGAAGAGTATTGGATTATTCAGAAATGATAATAAGTGATGATATAAGCAAATTAAACAAAGAATTAATAATAGAACAAGGGATATTCAGTGAGAAATATTTGTTTAATTATGAGGAAGAAAAGGAAGAGATAAGTAAAATAAATGAAATTCAAGAGAAATATATAATATATGAGAAACAGATGAAATTTGACAAAAAAAATTATTATATAAGATATGAAAATAAGTCATATTTTGTATTTTGTCGATATAAAATGGACAAATATTATGGAAATTTAATAATAAAATTAGATGATTCACTAGGAAATGAAATAGAAAATTATATAAGTGCAACAAATAAAAAAATAGGAGATAAATTTTTGAATATAAATCGTGGAAATTATTCGAATCGTATAAAAAATTTATTTAAAAAAATGATAGGAAGGAGTGTAACAGTATCGATATTAAGAAAAGTATATATATCTCATTGTATGTATTCGCGAATGTTAAATAATGATATAAATAGGAAACGTCTCTCAACATTAATGAGTCATTCAAAATTAATGCAGCAATATTATGGTAAAGATATTTATGAAAAATTTAAAGATGAAATATTAGATGTAAATTTATAAGATAATATATGATTATATATGATTGATAAGAATATGTGTTAATTAATAAAAAATTATATATGAAATCATAAAATTATTAAGAAAAATAAGATAATCAAAATATGATAAATAAGATAAAATGTGATAAATAAAAATGAAATGGAAAATTTATTTATAAAATTAAAAATAATAAATGATTTATTAGGGATAAAACAAAAATATTTAACAGAATGACAAATAATTTACTAAATAAAAAATTAGAAATATAGATGAAAAAAAAAAGATAATAAAATATAATTCGAAATAAATGATAAGAATAATAAAAAGTCAAAACGAGAGAATATTTGAATATTGTGCAGAATATGCGAAGTTGGAAAATATGAAATGGAGTCTGGTTGTGTCGGTTCGTTCCACAAAACATTGTGCAACAATGTTTCGCGAAGAGAATCGGCGTGGTCGGACTCGATATGATGAATGGACATTTAAATACGTAGTTGAAAATGTAAATATATAAAATGTGAAATGGTTACCAGAAAATAATTTTTCACATGACAATTATGTTGGAAAAATAAAAAAAAAAATAAAATTATTAAATTATTATTATTCATAAAAGTTATTTTCTAAAAAATAATAAAAGGTGAAAAAATTATTATCAAAAAACTAAAAAATGCAGAAATTACAGAATTATGTATATTAACTTGCAAAATAAATAGTAATGTTGATATATTATTTAAAAAAATACAAGTTAATTTACAACAAAAAATATAATATTGCATTATTATTAGTAAGAAGGAATAATTTACAATGATGAAAATATTGATAAGATTAAATAATAGAAGAACTATAAATAAATGATCGAAAAGAATTAGATAAAGAAATATAAAAGTGAAAAAATACACATTATAAGTATGAAAATTTCAAAAAACATTTCGCTATAAAAAAATAGAACCAACAAAATAAAGACTAAAAGATTACATTTTTAAAACATGTAGCAAGCATAAAAATATGGGAAAAAATCTCCAAGAGACTACATAAATTTTATTTCATAATAAAAAAAGAATATTAACTGTTGACCATAGAGATGAAAATTATGATATCTAGGGATATTACGAAACGTCATTATGTTGTGAGCATGGACGATTTGGAGGAGAAAAGTTAATGAAACATATATTTGGAAAAATTTTGGAAAAAGAAAAAGAATTAATTGATATAATGCAATAGAATGAAATTTTTATAAGAATAATAAATTACATAAAACAATATCTATGTAATTTAATTAAAAAATTTGAAAAAAATTTAATA